ATACTTATTCTTATATTTCTCGATAACATTCTGGCATGCATCAAGATATATCTGAAGGTCTCCACCACTAACAAGAGTAAATCTTGTTCTAGGGCAAGTAGTTCTAAGTGCTTTAATAACTTCATGAATACCAACAACGTTATTTACAAAACTAAGCTGTGAGAATGTTTCATTGTTAGTAAATTCAGCATCAAGCACTGGAACTCCATCATAGAGGTTAAGATAATTGATATTACGATCTACAAGCATCTGCTTCTGATCAAGTCCTGGAACTGTATGAGGTATAAAATTAATTGTGCCTTCAATAATCTCAGGGAATGACATACCATTGCTTACACCAGCTAAAGGAGTTGTAGTAGCTCCAGCTGCATATAAGTTACAAAGCTTAGTAGCAAGTAAGTAAGGCATAGTTACAGTTATCTCTCTTCTTGTATATGGATCATATACCTTGAAGAAGTTATGATACCATGAAGTACTAATTGAAAATGGAATATTCTGGAAGTACCCAAGTATAGCATCAACAGTATTAAACTTAGTACCCATATCTGCAAAGTAGTCACAATCACCACGAGCATCTACTACATTAATAACCTGCTTCTTTACATCATCAGGCCAATTACAATCTACAATGAAGTCAAGCTTATAAGCATCACCATCATAGATTACAGGATCATATAATGCTCCAGTAGTCTTACCGAATACATCAAGAAGAAGCTTCTTATATTCATCAGGCTTATCAATAGGAGCTGAACCCATTGTACCATAAGAACCACCCTCAAGTTTAACACCAAATCCTGCTGAAAGATTAATGGTTTTATCTGTAAGATCTGTAGGCTTCTTAGCTGTCCATCCATTAGGGTTAGTATCTACATCATCTTTAGCTTCTCCAATGTAGTTAATACCAGATATTGTAGCCTTACCCTTATTATTATAACCATATAAGAAGTCATAATTAAGAAGAGCAGTAGTATCTACTTTAGCACCTCCAGAGAGAGCTGTAACTCCAAGAGTTTCAACCAGCTTATAAACTTCATCATCATAGAACTTAACCTGAATCTGTTCAGAAGTCTTAAGCTTTGGATTCATAGCCTGAGAAATACCATTAACGATTACATTAGGATTCATTGTAAATGAGATATTATCTAAGAGATTAACACCATCATATACTTCAAAAGAATACAATGCATATTCAAAATTTGTTCTAGAGAGATTATACTCAGGAACAATCTTGAATGTAAGAGAACTCTCACCTCTACCAGCTGCAGCAACAGAGAACAATGCTACGTCAATATTATCAGTATCATCTGTTCCACTACTTCCAGGAACACCATCATTAAGTTCTACATGTTTAAGAGCAGCTTCTCTAACAGATTCAAAATCTTTAGCATTCTCTTCAGACTTTGTGTAAATATAAACATTACTTACATTATCTGCTTTAATAACACGAGCTCTAACTGTAACGTTAGCAAGAGTAGCATCTGAAGATACCATACGATTACAAAGTACAGAACCTCCATTACGAAGAATCTCTGCTAATGTGAGCAGTTCCTGTCCATGTCTTACAAATGAAATAGGTCCGATAACTTTAGTTAAGTCTTCAAACTTATTAATTGTTCTCCAACCCTCTCTACCCTTATCTGATGTATATGGCACCATAAAAAGGGCTTTTGGACCGTCATTCTTAATAACTTCTAACTCTCTGATCATAGACTGATCTTCTATGACGGCCCTAAACTTAGGATAACCTTTCATAACTTACCTCCTTAAGTATTTTTTTGATTAAATTATTTTAAAATAATCTAAGCTATTGAAGCTTTAATGATATGTTTTATGAGGGTATACGCCAAATACTAGTTCATCATAGCTTTCTCTAATGGTGAAGTAGCAGTAGGTTTAACCGTCATAGCTGCAGCAATAGACTCATCTGCATTCTCTGAAGTAATAGCAGTATATGGTGATACATACTTAGGTACTTTGAGGATAGAGATAGATTTATAATTAGTCATATTCTTATCTCCAGATAGTCTAAATGATCTAGTCATATCTTTAGGATCTCTACAGAGTACAGATATTAATATCCCATATAGCTGAGGAGATATCTTATAATTAAGATCATTCATATCTGCATTTGCTTGAATAAGATTCTGTAACTCATCATATGGTATAGACTCTGGTAGTTTAGATCTCATAAGCATAGTAGTAAACTTCTCTGCATTATCTACAGACATAACTAAATCTAATGAACACATTAATTCATCACCCCTGATGAAGTGTAATGCTCTATACTTAGTCTCAGCATCATAACCCTTAAGAGTAAGAGTTTCTTTAGTAACAGAAGATGGTTTACACTCAAATACTGTAGGGAGTTTAAATAAACCCTGTTTGATAATCTTACCATTCTTATCATATACAGCATAATCAAATATACCAAGAAGAGATATAGTATCACCAAATACTTCAGCTATATTTGTTTCAAAATAATTCTCTGGTACAAAATATATACACTCTCCATCATCATTGAATATAAGCTTATTCTTTTCTTCTTTATAGAACATACTCCTTTACACCTCCTTATATAATAAAGTATTATATAAAAGTCAGCAAAATTATTCCCTCTAGGGAAGATCCCTAGAGGGCTATTATAAATACTTAAGGTTCTTGTTTAATCACTAAAATTGTATCTACTACTTCTTTCATTCCTCTAACATCTCTACTTAAAAGATCTATTCTATCTTCTAGATCTTTATAAGCAATACCAATATCTCCAGCTTCAATCTCTTTAACAAGAGTCTGAAGTTTCTCTAATATGGAATGCTCTCTTACATCTGATGGAACTTCTGGTTTCTTATATTCTTCATCAATATCTAATGGGTTAATATCTCTTATAGAAGCTATATAGATTCTTCTCCTATCAGCCTTACCTCTGGTAGAACAATCCATAACTAGATATGCTTCAGATACAGATGTATCAGTAACACCAATATACTTATCACACTTATCTGGTATAGAAGCACCAAATGTTTCTAAATAACCATCAGCTACACATACTCCAGATTCTGATACATATATGATAGCATATCTCTCACCAGGGGTTAATGTATAAGCTCTATCTTGGTTAGGTGTATCTCCATGGATATGTATCTTAAGAGATTTAACCATTATGGTGTTAATCTGTTGTACTGATGGTACATTATATGGTGGATTAGAATCTGCTAATGTAGATTCATCTGTAAAACCTATCTCTACAGTACCACTACTATTCCCAGCTAGAGTATGATGTCTAGTTGAATTATAATGTGGAACTTCTTGATCAAAGAAAGTCTGACCATATTGATAATTAGTTCTTGTTAAGTAAGGACCTTCCATATTACCAACCTCCTTAAAATTATTTGATTTTAGTTTCAATTCCTCTTAAGGATTTAATGATACTATCAATAATATCATTCTGAGAATCACTATAGTTACCTATAAACTTAAGAGTGTAGATATTATTTATAAGTTTATAAGCATAAGCCAGATTACTTACATTCTTCTCACCATCAAGATCTAATCTCATTATCTCGTCTATAATAATTACTGCAAAGATCTTAAGAACATCATCACTGAAATGCTCATCTCTTCTTGCAGCAACATCATGAACTATCTGAATCATCTCAGATATATCAGGGAATTTAACCCCTTCTTTCTCATTCATTGTCTTATTAAACATATATACTCTAGAGATGTACATATTAAGATACTTCTTAATTATATACTTCTTTGGAAGATCTCCCTCTATAACACTATTTGTTAATAATAGATAATCTCTAGAGTATTCAAATGCTTTCTTAATCTCTCTAAGCTTTTCAGCCTTCTCAGGATCACTAACATCAAACTCACCAATACGATTAAATATCTCTTCTGTAGCAGCTGTAAAGATATCATCATACTCTGTACTCATATTACTGATAGTAGTATTCATATCATTAGTATAAGACTCAAGAGTATTATTCAGTTTAGCATCATTAATAAACTGATCTAATAATATCCCAGCAGCATCATCTTTAGAAATTCTCATTCCACCAACATGAGCAAATCCATTTGCTAACTCTTGAATCTTCTTTGGTAATTTAGAATATAATCCAGATACTTTAGTGGTATCTTTATATTCAGATATTGCTTTATAGAGTTTTAATGTATCATCATTAGATAATCCATATGGTGATAGAGATTCTAAATAATCTTCTTTAGATTCATCTATAGACTCTATTATAGACAGAGATGGATTAGAATTCATCTCCTCTTCAGCTGCCTTTTCTGCATTAACAAGAACCTCTGGTTTCTTTTTGTATAATTCATGCTCAATAGATATAATATTATTATCCATCTTTATCCTCCAAATTATTTATTTATATAATCTTCTATGGTAGTATTATTACTATTAACCATAGAATGTAATGCCATCTTAATATTAGATATAAGCATTGGTCCACTCTCTGGGTTAGTAATATCATACCAATATACATCTCTAAAGAAACTACCCCTATCAGCAAACGCATTATCTAAGAACTGTACTACATTTGGATCTTTGTATACTGTAGCAAAGATATCTGATAA